AGCTGACTGATGCTCAGTATTATGAGATGCGCAAATACACAGCACTCCAGATTGCAGCGGCATTTGGTGTCAAACCGAATCAGATCAATGATTACGAGAAATCCAGCTATGCGAACTCAGAAACGCAGCAGCTGGCTTTTTTAGTTGATACAATGCTGTTTCGGCTCACGATGTATGAGCAGGAGATTAACTGCAAATGTTTGACGCATAAAGAGCGGTCGGAAGGATTTTTGTTCAAATTCAACGAAAAGGTCCTCTTGAGAGCAAATGCTGAATCACAGATGCAGGTGATTCAGCTATACAGAATGGCGTTTACACGCCAAACGAAGGCAGACATTATCTGGATCTTCCGTCAAAGGAGGGCGGAGATATATTGATTGTAAATGGCAACTATGTTCCACTGACTTCTGTTGGCGCTGCATATGGAGTAAGCGGGGAAGGAGGTAAAGATTAATGGTTTTAAAAATCAATGGCGATATCGTTGGGAATGATGCTAAAGAGATGTATAAGTGGTTTAAGTTGGAATGTACAACCCCTGGAGATGTCCGGAAAGCATTTGCGGCTCTACCAAAGGGTGATCGGCTGCAGGTAAAGATCAATTCTGGCGGCGGTAATGTAATGGCCGGACAGGAAATATATGCCATGCTTCGGAATCGAGCGGATGTTGACATTGAAGTGGAGTCAATGGCAGCGTCCGCTGCATCTGTGATTGCGATGGCAGGCCACAGCACTATATCACCGATTGGTATGCTGATGATCCATTGCGTATCTGCCAGCTGGGTATCCGGAAATCATCAGGACATGGAAAAGATGGCGGAAGTGCTGCGGACGCATGACGAAGCGCTCGCAAGTGCGTATGTGCTTAAAACAGGACGGTCAAAAGAAGAAATTTTACAGCTGATGAACAAGGAAACTTGGCTGACGGCTGAAAGGGCGGTTGAGCTTGGATTTGTGGATGAGATTTCGGATGAGGCTCCGGTGTTTACCAATGCATTGGGCATGACGGCAGTAACACCGGAAATGGTTGAGGAATTCCGGGCAGCAAAGGCGAAAGAGAAAGCACTGGAAGAAGAAAGAAAAAATCTGTTAAAAGACCTTGATTTATACGGGGTGTGAAAGGAGATAAAGTATGAATGAGAAATTATTGGAACTGTTAAATCAGATTAACGAACAGAAGCAGAAAGTGGTAGAGCTGGCAAATGATGGAAAGCTGGAGGAGGCAAAGACGGCCAAGGAAGAACTCCAGAAGATGCAGAACAAATTTGACCTGTTAAAAGACGTTCTGGATCAGGAACCGGCAGCGGAGCCGATCGAGCCGACAGCAGAGCCGTCTGGAGTGCATCCAGTAAACATCAACAAAAATCATGCGATTCATGAGTTCGCGGATGCGGCACGTCATTACTTTAGAAATGCAAAAGCGAATACAGAAGGAACGAATGCGGATGGCGGTTATACAGTTCCGGATGATATCAAAACAGAGATCATCCGTTATAAAGAAGCAAGATTTTCAATGGAGTCTCTGGTAGATACGGAGTCTGTATCTACAGATAGCGGTCGCCGCACCTACCAGTCGAGAGCAGACCATACTGGATTTGCCCAGGTTGCTGAGGGTGGAAAGATTGCGAACGTTCCAGGACCGACCTTCGAGTTGCTCGAGTACACAATTAAGAAATACGCGGGCTGGATGCCGGTAACCAGTGAACTGCTGGCAGATTCGGATGCCAATATTACAAATACGTTGATCCAGTGGCTGGGTGAAGAGGACATTGCTACAAGAAACCGTCTGATTCTGGGAGTCCTGCAGGCTGACGCAGCCACCGAATTAAGCAATCTGGATGGAATTAAAAAGCTGCTTACAGTGACGATTGGCTCTGCTTTTGCAGGAACCTCTAAGATCGTCACAAATGATGATGGTTTAAACTGGCTGGATACCTTAAAGGATACGAATGGCAGATATCTCTTAAAACCGAACATGGATCCGACATCCCCGCTTAAATATCAGCTGGCTGTAGGAGCCACGAATGTTCCGCTGGTGGTAATTCCGAATTCCATTCTTAAATCGAATGTGGCAACAGCAAAGAAGAGAGGAATCCCGATGATTTGCGGCGATCTGAAAGAGGGCATTAAGATTTTTGACCGTCAGAAGCTCTCTATCCTGGCATCAAATGTGGCGTCTGTAACTGGTTTTAATGCGTATGAGCAGGATATGACCCTGTTCCGTGGCATTCTGCGCATGGACGTTAAAGCAAAGGATAAAGCGGCGTTTAAAAACGGTGTAATTACGATGGATGATGCCACTGTATCCGGATCATAAGGAGTGATGAGTGATGGAACTGGAAGATATCAAAAATTACCTCCGAATTGACGGGGACGAAGAGGACGGTCTGCTTCGGCTCATGATAGATGCCGGAAAAGAATTTATCCGGTCGGCGGTTGGTGAGTATGATGATACGGATTCAACCGCCCAGGTTCTCCTGGCGGCGGTCGTGCAAAATATGTATGATAACCGGGAATTGATGCAGTCAGAGCAGCAGGTCAAGAAGCGGATCGAGTATACCTTCCAGTCCATGATTCTGCAGCTCCGGATGAAATATGGCTTGAAGCAGGAGGAGGCGGAGAGTTGAGCCAGGTTAAAGGAATCAATCCGGGGCGCTTGAAACACCGGGTGACGATCATGCGGTATCAGGAAAGCGAAGATGAGCTCGGAAATACGGTCAACACCTTGGCTCCGCTTAAATCCTGTTGGGCGGAGCTTAGGCCGATACGAGGCAAGGAGCAGCTCGAATATTATAAAAACATCAATGATTTGATGTACAAGATCACAATCCGGTACACAGACGTGACAGAAAAAGACGTGGTGAGCTATAAAGGACGGCAGTTTCAGATCAACTACATCACGAATCCTCTGGAAGATAATTATTATCTTGAACTCATGTGTACGGAATCAAAGGATCATGCGGTAAAGGAGGCGGAGAATGTCTGATGTAACATATGCGGACATCATCCGCACCGTAAATAATATTTTAAAGGAGATCTATCCGGAAATTACAAGATACGGCAATGATACCGTGGATAAAGCGGTACCGCCGTATTTTTTTGTTGAGTGTATTCCAGTAGGGGTAAACCGGCAGACGAAAAATATGCTGAATAAGTCCTGCAGCGTCATGATTACGTATGTGCAGAGAATCTCCAATCAGGTGGATAACCTTTCCAAAGCGGAAAAAATAGGGGAAAAGCTGGGAATGAATCTCTGTGTGAATGACAGACAGCTGCAGGTACATCGATATGCGCACGAATATATCGGGGAAAAGAACAATATTTTGCAGATTTCGTTTGCACTGGACTGGTGGGAAAGCACACAGAAGCCTCCAGAAGAGGAAATAATGGAACATTTACATGCCGAGCTTACGGCGAAAGGAGAATAAATGGCTAAGTTATTATCACCAAGTATTTCGATCACGTTCGTAGAAAAGGCAGCGAGCATGATTGAGCGGGGATCAAGAGGAATTGTTGCGCTGGTGCTCAGAGATGCCAGCATCAAAGGAGAGCCGGAAGTTTATACCATCCGGGATGTGACGGGAATTCCGGCGGGATGGTCAGAGGCAAATAAGCAGTACGTCAAGGACTGCTTGAAGGGGTACAGCACTGCGCCGCTGAAAGTGATTGTTTACGTGATGCCGGCAACGGAAGAGGCAGAGCAGCTGTATACGGATATGCTGAGTTATCTGGAGACAGAAACCTTCCAGTGGCTTGCGATTCCGACGGTTGAGACGGACGGAAAAACCAATGACATTGTTTCGTGGGTTAAAACGCAGCGCGAGAACGATAACATGATCAAGGCGGTTCTGCCGAATGCGGGAGCGGCGGATTGTGAAGGAATCATTAACTGGGTCTCCACGCTTTCGTATGAGGAAACTGTAAGCAGCGATGGCAATAATACGACGGTAACTGTTAAAAAATACACACCGGAGCAGGGAACACCGAGAATCGCAGGTATTCTGGCGGGAACTGATATCACAATCTCGGCAACTTACGCACCGATGAAGGATTTCAGTGATACATCGCGTCTGAATAAGAGCGAAAGGGATACTGCCGTAGGTGCAGGAAAATTAATCGCTTTATGGGATGGTGAGAAAGTGAAACTGGATCGGGCGGTTACGTCGTTTGTGACTACGACAGGGAATAAAGGGGACTCTTTCAAGAAAATTAAGCTGGTTGAAGATATGGATATGATTAAGACGGATATCCAGTTCACGATCCAGGATGATTATATTGGCAAATATGCAAACAGCTACGATAATAAGTGTCTTCTGATTACGGCGATCAATGGATATTTCAAGACACTTGTAAGTGAGGGTGTGATTGAATCGGGTACGGCAGAGGTTGACATTGAATCCCAGCGGACTTATCTGGAAAGTCTGGGGAAAGAGGTTACGGTAAACGGATCCACCAAGAAACCGGACGAACTGTCGGATGACGAGGTTAAGGTGGCTAATACTGGCTCGCATGTATTTTTAAAGGCTACGGTAGTACTTGCCGATGCCATCGAGGATGTGAGCCTGACGATCAATGTATAAAAGAGTTGCGGTATCGCAACGGAAAGGAGCAGCATGAAAGAATTTGAATCAAACCGCACAATCAACGGAAGTTATGGAGAAGTGTGGCTGGATGATGACTATCTTGGAGAGATTGAATCCGGAAAAGCAGAGGTTGATATTACATACACGGATATCCAGATGGCGCGCCGCATTATCAACGGTAAAAAAATGACAAAGGCAGAAGGGAAAGGCTCTATCAAGCTGCATCACGTCCGCAGTAACATCGCGAAAAAAATGTCAGATGCAGTCAAGAGCGGAAAAACCGCTAGTTGCAAAATTATCATGCGTCTGGCCGACCCAGATGCCCTGGGCGAGGAAAGAGTGGTCTTATATGGATGCAAATTCAGCAAGGCTACACTGATGGATTGGGAAGGCGGAAAAGTAACGGAAGAATCCTATGATTTTTCTTTTGAGGATTGGGATTTCTTGGATTCAATCATTGCATAGGAGGAAGAACGATGGCAATTTTATCAATTGATACACTTATGAAACTTGACCGGAAGCTCGTGGAAGAGGTTCCGACGAAAGAGGTGCGCGCAAAGCATTTATCCAAAATCATGGGAAAAGACGTCAGCGTGAAGATTAAAGCGCTGTCCGGAGAAACCTATATAGGTCTGCTTGCAACGGCTACTAATAAGAAGGGTAACGTGGATCCGGCGAAAACCTATAAGGCACAGATGCTGATTGTTGTGGAGGCGATGCAGGAGCCGTCTTTAAAGGATAAGGAGCTGCAGAGCCATTTCGGCGCCGTATCACCGGCAGATCTGGCACGGATCCTGTTTCCGGGTGGAGAAATGACTTCTGTATTTGGGGAGGTGGCGGAGCTTTCCGGATATGGAGACGATGAGGAAGAAACGGATGAAGAGGTAAAAAACTCGTAGATACCGACGTTGATTTCCAGTTGATGTTTTACCTTTTTTGTAATCATGACTGGGCACCGTCGGTATATTTTGATGCACATGAGTCAGATAAGAGAGTGATCCGCGCCTTTGCAAAGATGGAAGCAGAACTTGTTAAGGAACTTCGGGAGAAGATAAATGGAGGAAAGTAATGATAAGGCTTGAATTTGATGGCGCGGATGAGCTGATAGCAGATATGAAGGAACTTGTAGAGGAATCACCGAAAGAGATGCTGAATGCGTTATTTAACGTTGCTGAAAAATTTAATGAGGACGTAAATGCTAAAATACCGGGGGAATATGAAGTCCGAATGAAAAGATGGAATGTTAGAGGTGCAATAGGGACGAATGGTCCGTTTGTGACTAGCACGAACAAAGCACCTCATTTTCATTTAGTTGAAAACGGCCATGAAAAGTATGATTTTCATGGCCGTTATACTGGTGGCTTTGTTCCGGGGCGGCATTATGCAGAACAAACTCGTCAAGAGTATCAAGAAAAATATCCGGAACTAATGTTGGATGAAATCAGTTATTTGCTCACACGGCGTTTCTTTAGAAGGTAGAGGGTAAAACATGGCTAAAAAGGATGTAGATGTACGGTTTAATTTGATAGACAATTTTACAGCATCTTTTAATAAAACGATCGGAACCCTGACTGCCGGCACGAAAAAAGCACAGAATGCTTGGAAAAGCGTGTCAAAATTT